ACGCTGTATGCATCTGTTGACTACCATTTTTTCTAAAATAAACGTATAAATCTACAGCATCACCAGAGGACTGTGCAAATAAAGAAGTGTAAAAATAATATATTCCAGTTGTTGTTGAGGTTACTGTAAATTTATTACTTGCAAACAAACCACCTTTATTAATAATTACACCACTCTCTCCACCATCTGTGACAGACTCAAAGGTTACAACTGCTACAGTTGCATCATTAATTGATTGGTCTGTGTTTTTTCCTACATGAAAACATGGTTTGTTTGGTTGACTAATCACACCACCACTACCAATCGTCAGCGCAGACGTTCCACCAGTATGTTGAATTGTATTTACTTTTAATGTTGATGCCATGTTCTATTCCTTACTGTGCGATTTCCATTAATATAATACTAGATTGTCCAGTTGTTACTGTTCCATGATTTATGTATAGATATCCCCCTGCTGAACCATAAGCTCTGCCCTCTATTGTGTAAGTAGTGGCTGACGTTGTACTTGGACTATCAACAATATTATAAGTACATCTTTGATTAAATTCTGTTCCACTTGCACCATTAATATATCCACCTAACTCAAATGAGCCAGTACCATCTGTTCCATTTTGTGTAATGACAGTTGAACCTCTTTTAAATTGTAATCCTGCGTTTGAATAATTAGTATTACTGTCCACACATTGCAGAGATAAAGATGCCATTATTAAGATTTTACTTGATGAAAATTTAGGTGTTATTGCTAAAGATGCTCCAGTTATAGAAGTATAGCTAGTAGCTGTTATTTGTGTTTGATTTGTAAAAGAGGTGTTAACGCTTTGAATAATATGACCAGGCGCTGTTAAAACTTTACCAGATGGAACTGTAATAGTTGAACCACTTGCAGTGTTTAGATTATTTACGAATAGAGTACTCATACTGAAATCTCCATTACTATTATACTTCCTCTACTTCTTTCATAACTTGAGGAATCGTCTGCGTTGCAGTAAGTAGTTCCAGTAGCATTAGGGTTATTGAATTGTGTTTTATATGTAATAGCAGATGTTGTGTTTGGAGAATCTAAAACAATTCCTACTCCAGTACCACCATTTACACTAGCTTCACCAGAACGATAATTGTAAGCAATCATATTATCTAATTCAGCAATATTTGTTGAACCCCTTAACAATCTCATTCCTGCTCTTGCACTTTCATGACTATTAGTTTCAAAAGTATTTTTGCAAATAATTAAAACTTTACTTGATGCATATTTTGGAGTTATTGCAACTGAAACACCAGTATCTACAAATGTTGCAGTTGTTGATGTTACTCTCGTATAAGAAAAACCCTCTAATGTTTGCAAAGTTGAACCAGCAGGCAACTTAACATTTGCGGCTGTCGTTGCACCTACGATATTATCTACTGTTAATGTTGAACCCATTCTTTATCCCCTATACAATCGTAAGATTTCCGTTGACTGTAAGGTTTACAGTTCCAGATGTTGATACCGTCAAAGGCCCAGCTGCAAGTGCGTTATCACCAGATGCAATAGTTACACTAGTATTGAGTGTTGTTTCATGAACTCTGAAGATATCTTTTTTACCATTCGTGGTATCTCCAGTAAGAGCACCACTATTATTATCTCCTTGAAACACACCAGCACCACCAGCTCCAGCAGCTATTTTTGCATCAGTAACGGCAGAGTTTGCAAGGTCAGCAGTTGCAATTGAGGCGTCTTCAATAGAACGTGAAATTACTTTTCTGATTGCCATGTCTTATTCCTTTATGTTATTTATGCGTCCTCAGTATCCGTACCAGATGTTTCGTCAAAATTCTTTGCATCTTCAAAGAAGGAAGATGTTTCATTAAATCCGAAGTTATCATCTGCATCTGCTGTGATGGGATTGGGTGTAACTGTGTACCTCTGTTCCCTTTTAGGTGCGTTGACAGGCATATCTGTGTACTGGTCAACTTGCACTTGTTTGATAACTTTCTGGTCAACAACTGGGCCGTATAGATAGAACTTTGCAGTGAATGTAAGAGTGTATGTCAATACCCTTCTTTCGTTAAAGTCACCATCATATGAGTCTTCATATGCGACATTATTTAGAACAATCGGAACATCTCTTGTAGTTCCCATTGCAGAATTATCATTTAATGTTATTGTATAATCTGGTTGGAAGAATGGTAGAATTTGTTCTACGATTTGTAGTGCATCGTCAGAACTTTTTGCCATTACTACTAATTCAAAATCTAAGTTGTATGGAACAGGCATAAACTGTGATGAAATAGTTTTACCTTGTTCTGAATTATTTGTCTTTTTAATTTTTTGTATTGAGTTAAGTTTTCGTGAAGAGTCATATGAAATACCAGAAATCTCAAATCCAACTCTTGGTAAAGTCAGTGCAACCTTTTTGTTTAGGTTTGGGTCTTCTCGTAGTCTGGTCAAAAACTTTTGTTTCGGGCCGTATGCAAGAGGAACTTTCATACTTTGTACCACCCCACCAGAACTGTTTTTTCTTACGATATTAATATTATTGAAAATAGTACCAAAGGCGACAACCACCTTTCGCATAGTTTCATGGTAAAATTGTTGTCCTAACATATTATATTATCCTATTATTGTCCTATATCACCAAACGGATTTGACTCCGTAAAATCAATGATATTATCATCTTGTGTTTCAAAGAAGTCGTTCATTGCATTTTCGTCAATTGTATCGACAACAAATGCCTCTTGTATTATATAGTCACCAGTTTCAAGAACAATCTGGTCACCACCAGTTTCGTCCTCACCGATTAAAAGTCCAGAACCAGCTGCAGTTTCTAAGTCTATTTTACCAGTTGCATCTTCTAGTTGTAGACCCTCATTGAATGTGGTTGTGGTTGCCTGTTCCATAGTGATTTGAAATGATAACATATCAAGTGAGTTATCTGTTTCAATCGCATCAATCTCTGTGATACCAGTATCAAGGTCTTCACTAGAGTATTCAAAAGTTTTACACTTGAGTTTAAATGCTGGGAGATTATGTACTTGATAGAATGGGTCATCATGGTCTACAAAAGTAATCTCAAATATCTTTTTTACTTTTGGAAAATAAACCAAGTCACCCTCATTCGGCCTGGTCTTTACAATAAGATTTGAGTCATGTGCAACTAGTTGTTCAAACCTTCTTCTTGCAACTACAAAAGTAACATCCTCGTTCATTTGTAAACCAAACTTGGACATGATTTCTTTTTCACCCTCATATCCTTCTACGTTTTCAAAGTACATTTCAATTAGATATGCGTCACCAAACTTGGAGAGTGTGTCTTCTCCAAATAAATTATCTTCTTTGACTAATGTTCTGGGAATATAGAATACGTCTTGACCATATATCTTCAACTGCTCTATCATTAAATCTTCATAGAGAGTTTGTTCTGGTTTAGTTCCAGTATCGAAATATACATTCGTGGGCATCAAATTATCCTATCATATAGTTTGGTGGTAGTTCGTATGCGAGTTGTATTTGTTCCTCTAACTTTTCAATATCTTGTTGGGCCTCTTCAAATATTTTTGCACCATTTAGTGTGACACCACCCAACATTTGCACCCCTTCAAACTTTGAAAGATTTGCACCCCATTGTCTTTTGATAAGTGCAGTGGTATATCTTTTTAAATAAATGTCGTTAAATATATCCGTGTATGTTGTTGGGTCTAATTTACGATAACATTCTATAACAATGAAATCACCAGCAGTTACATCGTTAGACCAATCCATATCTATGTAAAGTCTATTCTGGTGTTGATTAAAACGAATAGGTTTTTCACCAACTAATATATGGTCTAGAAAATCTAAATGTCTAAGTGTCATTTCGTAATGAAGAATAGACTCAGAACTAAAATCATACAAGTCATTTAGTCGTAGTTGATATCGAACATCAAACATATTCAATGAGTGTTTATCGGAAAAATCAAAGACCTTAACAACTGCAAGAACTGTGTCTGGAACTGGAATAAAGTTATTACCCTCTTTCCAAGTTGCAGTTATACTATTATCTACTTTGTCTGTTGCAGATGCAGATGCATCAGTTTTTGCTCTGTCTATTTCTGCCTGTGTAATCTCATGTTTAAGATACATTCTCTCAACACCATCATAATGGTATTGTGCAAAGTATTGTAGTGCGTCATCTATTCTATCATCTACTTGGTCATCATCAACATTTATTTCAATGACAGGCTTTCCTAGACTGCGTAGACAATGTTCTTTCAAAGCTGCTTTTGTATTTGGTGTTGCCATAGTTTTTTCCTCTTATCTATTTATTTATCCTAACGCAGTTGCCATCGCAATTGAAAAACCAGTTGTTGCACCAGCAGAGTCTTGAGTAGTACCATCACCAAACTGAATACCATTTGTTCCCACAACAACCTTACCAGAACCATTTGGTGCGAGTGTAATATTTCTATTAGATGTAGACACAATACTATGAGTAACTACATCTAGATTGCCTCCAAGTTGAGGAGAAGAGTCATCTGATATATTTTGAATACCAGCACCAGCAAGTGAACCTACAGATGCAAACGCAAGTTGACCAGAACCATCTGTTTTTAGAACTTGTCCAGCGTTTCCGTCTGCTTGTGGGTGAGATAGTCCATCAATAATAACAGAACCAGAACCGTTTGGTGTGATTGCAATATTACCATTAGATGCAGAAACAATTGCGTTTCCATTTACATCTAGGTCGCCTCCAAGTTGTGGAGTTGAATCTTCTGAAACATTTGATATACCAGATGCAGAAACAACAAGGTCTATTGTTCCATCACTATCTTGATATGTTGCAGTAATATTTGTCTCCGTATTACCAGAAAACATTGCACCGACTGTATCTTGAATCACTTCAGATAAGTCAATATTTCCAGTACCATCAAAACTTACACCGTGAATATTTCTTGCAGTTTCTAATGCAGTAGCAGTAGCTGAATTTCCAGAAGTATCTTGGTTACCAGATGTATTGACCCCAGGCAAGTTAATATTTGCAGTACCATCAAATGATACTCCACCAATTGTTCTTGCGTTTGCAAGTGCAGTCGTTGTATCTGCAACAACTCCACTCAAATTGTTTATAAAGGTATTCGTAACTCTACTATCAATTGCAGAGTTTACTCTTGCAGTTGTATGATAAAGATTGGAAGAACCCTCTGATAAATCATCGGTGTCAAAACCAAATAAACTCCTTGTTCCAGTAGTTGCAGCCCAACCCATGTTTCCATGTGCAGAACATTGATAGAATAAAACTGGTGGAGTAGTATCACCAATAACTAATTGTGTATATGCACCAGAACTGCCAGGCGTTCCGTTAGTTGTTACGCCTGAAGTATATTGTGTTGTCTTGTCTACATCTAGATAGAACCTAAAAGGGTGGCCTGAGTTTGTTGAGTCACTCTGGTCAAAACGATATGTATTTCTTGGAATAAGTTTTAGATATGGTGAAAAAATACCGTTTATTTTATAACCATTACTAGAACCCACACCATGATATGGATGTGAAGAATCTTTTGTTGCGACAACAACTTTAAAGGTAACTACATTGACATCAAAGTCCGTTGCATAATGATTTGCAAGTGTTACTACAGAACTAGAACCATTACGAACATAAAACTTTTTATCAACAGTATTAAGTGCAACCTCTCCAGCGATTAAATCTGAAGTGGTTGGAATGGTTGCAATCGTGTTACTGTGTTTTAGTTTTATTGATGTAGCCATTAGGCAATCTCCCTTAGACTATCAATTAAAATGTTCCACCGTCCACAGCAGTTGCAAATGCAAGTGTATCTGAAGATGCAGTATATGTCAAGATACCATCATTAGAACCACCACCGTCTAATGCACTTAATGTATTAGCGGAGTTTGCAACAAGAACAGAACCCTTTGCGATTGATGTTAAACCAGTACCACCATTTCCTACTGGTAACGCACCAGTTACTTTTGCAGTGAGGTCAATTGACCCTGCTAACATTGCATTTGTGATACCAGATGCTTTTACTCTAAGTGCATCTGAACTTATTTCTATTGAAGAGTTATCTACTGCAACATTCAATGTATTACCAGATTTGGTAAGTGCAGAACCAGCGATGACTTGACCAGCACCAGAAAATTGTGTAAATGTTAATGCAGTTGTTCCTACAGTAATTGCACCATCATTCGTGAGAACAAAACCATTGTCTGCGTTTACTGTACCTTCTTCTGCAAAGAAAAATGCACCACCAGTTACTTCTGAACTTGAGTCAAAATCTGTTGCACGAGTCGGAGCACCACTTGCATTAACTGTATAGATACCATTCTCTGAACCAGTTGACTGGTCTTTGATAAGTATTCTATCGTTAGTTGCAAGAGTAACACCATCAACTGTAGAGTTATTTGCAAATGCAGACGATAGAGTTCCGTTTGCAGTTGTAGCAACTCTTACAGATTGTTTTACGTCAAGTCCTTGAAGTTGTGCATCAACATATGCTTTTGTAGCTGCATCTGTAGAACCAGTCGGTGTTGCAAGACTAGTAATCCTTGCACTTGATACGTCAATTGTTCCAGTTCCATTTGGGTCTAATACTAAGTTACCATTTGTATTTGTAGTAGAAATAGTATTACCATTTACGTTTACATTGTCAACATCTAGTTCTGTGATACCAGCGATTGCAGTTGCACTCGCACCCAAAGATATACTTGTAGAACCAACTGTTACTGCACTGTTTGTGAGTTTTGCGTTTGCAATTGACCCTGCTAACATTGCATTTGTTACAGATGTATTTGCAAGTGTCAATGCACCAGAGTTTGTTACAGTTGCACCACTTGATATAGCAGAGTAAATATATTTCTTAACTCTCGTTAGTGTAGATTTTCTATTTGTTCCACCAGCCGCATCATCAACAATAATTAAATCTGCGTCTGCAAGGTCAGCACCTATATCAGTTCCACCATCTATTTCTAGTGCAGATAAAGCAAGAGTTCCAGTTAAATCTCCTAATGCAAGAGTACCAAATGATAATGTTCCAGAACCGTTTGTTTTGAGAACTTCTCCACTATTACCATCAGACCCAGGCAATGTTAATGCGAGGTCAGCACCTAATGCGTTGGGTGCTTTCAATTGAACATGATGAGTACCGTTGTTTGTACCTTCTTTTAATTCTATTGAACCACCAGTTGTTGCGTTGTTACCTACGATTAAATCATCTACTGCTTTGTTACTGTCCACTGTCAAAGCACTTGATGCAGTCAAAGTACCTTGAGCATGGTCTAACATATCAGAGAAGAACTTACCACCGATTACATCCACATTTGAACCATCACCAATAAAAAGTCTATCACCTAAATTTGACTGAGTACCAGTACCGAATGTTACTGCGAGTTCACCAGCAGAGAGTGATGACGGTGCTGAAGTACCAGTAGACCTTTTTATTTGAATTGTTGTTGCCATTTACCTATTCCTTAAAAATTACCACCATTGAAAACCAGTGTACCAGTTGATGTATCTAGTTGATTCCTTGCAACGAACTTCTGGTCACTCGCACGAAACTGCAATAGAGCACCATCTGCGACACCAGATGAGTCTACATCTGCAGCTACTAAAATTCTATTTTCAGAAGAACCAGATGCACCTTGTGGGCCTTGTGGGCCAGGTACTGCAACTCTGGTTACGACCAATTCGTTACCTTGAGATATTGAACCCTTAATTTGGGAAACACTTGAAACACTACCACTTATTGCCATGTCTTTTACCTCGTTACACTTGGGTTGACTGTGACTTGACCCTCAACAACTCTAGTCTTTGTTCCACCAGACGCAGTTATGACAACATCATAAACAAAACGTCCTGCTTCCAAAGCAGTTGTTTGGGTGTCTGTTAGTGAAATGGTAATCTCACCAGAAGATGCATTTGAAATACTCGCTGTAAAAGCGGTTGCAGAGGATGACAAAAAGGTTTTTCTTATTTGTGCAGCTACCGAATATCCAGATAGATTTACTGCATCACCATTTGAGTCTGT